TTTCCATCCGCTCAAATCTCTGCTCCATTGATCCGATCTTAAAGTCTGCAACCGCAACCCGTTCCCTGAGATCATAGATGAATGTAAAGCCTCCAACCAAAAGCAGTACGGTGCCAATCATATGCCATACTGAAACTGATTTATTTATACGCCATTTGTCTTCGGTCATGTTTCTGTGTTCCTATTTATGCTTGCTTCAGGGGGTGCCATCCCTTCAGGTCTGGTGAAATGCTGTAGGTCAGTACCGCTGAATATTAAACATGCCGACTGTGTGGTTATTCGTATGATGGCGGCAGTTTCCGTGTCAGGATTTTCCACGATCATAATATGAGACTCTGGATTCTCGATGAACGTAGAGGCAACATGGACGGCGTAATCCGTGGTCAGAGCACCCATCAAGGATGATAGCGTGGGAGTACAAAGAACGTGATAAGCCTTTATCTCCTTATAGGAATCTACTGGCGCCCCAGCTTGCGCTGTACCTATAAGAAATATTATGGAGAAGATAAGTTTCTTTATCATTTCGATCTTGGCCTATTTATAGAGGTTGAGGATGTCGTGCGAGGTAGGTCCTGTATTTTTGGTTGGCATCGAGGGATACAGCCTGTTCATCATAGCATCAAACTCGAAGTTTTCTTCTACCAGTTTACCTACATCTTCTTGAGCCATGTTTTCCTCACCAGGCAATCCGAAATACGCAATGGCTTTTTCTAGCGCAACAATGTACTTTGCCTTCGTCATCTGCCCACTGTAGTAGGCTCTTTCGGCACGAGCAAATGAACTCAGTTGTCTGAATGCCCACTCACTGGTAAACAATTTACCCCCCATACGCAGCAGGAACACTCCCAAGAGTGCTCCGGGCAGAGCGTCTTTCCAATCACCACCTATAGCTGCGGTAGTTCCACCAGCAGCGCCTATAGCTGTTATACCACCTATCACGGCCTTGGTGCCTCCAATAGCCCCACGCCTGAACTGCATCTTGGTTATGTCAAAACTAATGTCGTAGTCTGACATCAGCTGCATAAAGTTCTTTATTTTCTGGCGGGTCATGGGAGTCCCTCGCAGGAGTTCTGCCATTACCCTTGGACGGCTGTTCATGCCAGAGAGTTCCAAAAACTTTCTCACGCTGAAGAGTGATTCTCCCCCGGCTTGTTGGACAAAGGAGGCATCTACGATGTCCTTCAGATAGCGGACTCTGGCCATGTCATAGGCCTCGTCCCCTACTAACATACGCAGGTCCTTCAAGTACTGTAGCTTGTTGCCCTTGAAGCCTAGAGTAAACATCTCGTCTGCGTAGGAGTTTCCTTTCTCCGTGTAGTTACCCATCAGATGCGCTCTCTTCCAGAAGTTTCTGTCTACTGCGTGGTGCCTCTTTGCTGCTGGCCCCTCGAGAAGGTCCATTACTTCCTTGAAGGTTTTATTAACGTACCCTATCCTACTCGACAACTGCGTCGGGGTTATTTTAAGTTCGCTTCCCGCCACCTTATAGGCGTACTCATCGGCAGGTAGCGTGAGTAAATATCTCTCCGTGTCCTTCATGGCCTCTTGTGTGGCCACCATTGCCCTCTTTAAGACTGTGTTGTCGAACCCTGGAGTGTTTTGGTTTGCGTGTAGGGCATCCGATAGTATGTCCTTCATGTTCTTTAGACGTTGCAGGGTTGTGAACTCCCTGGCGGCCCCGAAATTGTTTATTACCCACCTCTGCCATTCATTAGATGAGAAGTTCATCATCTGCTTGTACTCTGCTGTGGTGGATGTAGCCACCCCCGCCTCATCAACTGCGTAAACCGCAGCCCTCGCGGCTCCTGGGTCAACGATAGGTTCTGTCTCTGGGAGAAGTTTCCGTACATCCGCCAAAACACTCTCGGCAAATTCTCTAAGTTTTCTGGTGGGTACTATACCACCCTGCCCACGGGCCCTTAGAGCCTTGTCTATAGGTTTTGCAGCCTGGAACATGTCATCGTACATACTGTCCATAGATTCCAGCATCCATCTTCCCATGATCGCTGCGTCGGTGGCCCACCTTGCCCCAAGAGTGTCAGGGTCTATTACAGGGGCTACCTTTTCTAGCTGCTTGGCAAACCAGTCATTGGTCTTCTTTATGTGGTCCTGCGCTCTTCTCTGGAACCATGTACCTACAAGAACAAAACGTCCAAAGGCCTTGGATGATTGGACAACCTGACGCCTACCTGAAGCGGAAGGGTCTGGGTTTCCTCCGACCATCTTGTATCTTTGCCACACATCGTCGAGCCAGGTCCCCTCTTCGGTAGCCTTACGCATCACTTCGGCTGTACGTTTACGGAACGGTACCGAGCCAATCTTCACGCCCGTGATGAACTTGGCCAGAGTGTCCATCACCGCCCCACCTATTGTGGGCAGCCCCGAGGCCAGGGTGTTAAAGAGCATAGCCCTCCGAACAACCCCAGGAATCTCGTCCAGGTCCTGTCCCTGGTTCATAAACTCCTCGTACAGAAGCGCCATTATGCCAGCACCTGCTCCTGCAAGAGTGGGGCCTGCTGCTAGAGCGGTGCCACCCGATCCTGGGGCTAAGAGCAGCGTTGCTGCCCATCCCCCAAGTTCTCCAAACATCTCCCAGTTCTCTCGCTGCTTGGCCATATACTCCAGAGCTTCTCCCTCAGACTCTGCGAACCTCTCGAGCCCTCCCTCTAAGGCGTCCGCTACCCATTCGGTCGATCTTCCTGGGTATAGCGCTTCCTCCACAGCCCGGAATGCTTTCCCGGAGGGGGTCGTATCTTTGGGCGGTCGTGCAGTGTCGGGCTGGTCCTCTACTGACGGGACGGGGGATATCGCCTTGTATTCCTCTATCTGGACCTCCCTTAAAGCATCCTCGTCTACCACGGCAGTTTCTTCTAAGCCCTGTATAAACTCAAATACTTCATCCGCGCCTTCAACGTCACCAGCATCTGTACGCTGCTTCCATAATTGTAATAGCTGTTCTCTGGTCATTGCTTAGCCTTCTCTTTTTTAGCTTTCTCAATACGAAACAACTCCTCTAAATCCACATCTCCCAAGACAGGCAGTATTGCCTCCTGCTTCTTCCCGTGTTCATAAGGCACTATGTGCCCATACCTACCGACATCATACTTCTGGGCAGCTACTTTTGGATGTATACGTCGCTCGTACTCAAAGAACTTTTTCCTCGCCTGCATCCCGATGTTCTGCATCTTGTACAATGCTTGTTTTGCACTCTGGAAAGTGTGCATTTTGGTGGCCTCTCTGGCCGCTGTATAGATATCCTTTAGAAGTCTGTCCTTTGTGGTTCTGAGTCGTGCCAGGGTTGTTGCCATGCCCAGTTCGTACACCTGTATCTGAACGAGGCGTGGGTTGTCGGCAAGACCAAACTTCCCCCCAATATTTATGTCTGTGCCTGGAATAGTTACGTTGATCGGATTATACAATCCCCCCTTCTTGGCCAACACCCACTGATTCCTTAGAAACTCGTATGTCTCTATGGACTCATCTATTGTCGGGTCTGGTGACTCTCCCGCAGCCTTTAAGGCTGCTTGCTCTGTCTTTAGCCTATCAATGGAGGCGTTTATGTCTGTTATTGTTTCGGTAGCTATGTCTAGGGACCTTTCCCTGGTGGGGAGTACACCCGCTTCTTCCAGGGCCCTATAGGCCTCGTCCCCCAACTGTACCCATGTCTGGGCCCACTTCTTTATCTGACCTGAAATACCAAAGTCCGATAGATTTTCTACTATCCATTCACGCATGGTACTTGTCATGTCGTACAAGTCTCTGGCCTGTGCCTGACTACTTCTAAGGGTGAACAGGTGGTCTTCCTTCAGCTGTCCCTGCATTACGCGGGAAGCAGATTCCTGGTCCCCTACGTGCCTTGCCGAACCCCCGATCTGGAGGGCCATGTCCTGATAGTACTGGCTTGCCACGGGGTTGTTCTTGTTGTAGACCTGCAACGCTACCCCAGTAGGGCCGAAAAGGGTTGAGTCCGTTCCAGGCCTAGTTGGATCATACTTCATAGCGCCAGCCGATTTCAGGTCATTGAACATGCGCTGATCCTTAGCCGTGTTTATGGCTATGTCTACGGCCTGCCCCACACGTAATGTATTCTTACCATCCTTTTTGTATGGTATGTGAAAATGCTTCAGGGCCGCCTCGTAACTAGATAATTGGTCGGGACTAATGTTTTCTACCATCGTGGTTGTGGGTAGTGCCAACTGCCGTAGCCCGAACTTACCTTCGGCAGGTGATTTAGTGGTCCATCCTAAAGCTACAAGTTGTTTCTGACGGGCTCCATCAGTCTTTAGAACCTCTTCCTTTAGAAACCCCTTTGGACCCCACCACGTTGATGTCTCTAGCGTGGGGTTCATCGCTAGAAAGGTTTCCATAGCAGCGTCTATAGTGCCCTTACTGGCAATGTTTGGCCAGTGTACGCCTTTGGTAGCTAAATCGCGTTTCCATTGAAGGAACGCCTTCGCCACCATTTCTCGGGTCACTGACTCCCCATTGGCTGATGCCCTCTTTGTCACACTATCAATCACGCTAGGAATCATGTTTGCTGCGTTTCGATCATCTATTGCCGTCGTTAGGTCAAAGACCTTCTTCTTATACTCAATGTCCTCCCTAGACTTCACATGAAGATCGAGCATGTCCTTCCAGCTGTCGTAATCAAGGTGAGTCGCTCGGGCTAGTTGGTTCACTTCAGGTATAGTGTTTGGCATCGCCGCGCTGAAGATGTCCCCAATGAACTGGCTCTTCTGCTGTTTCCAGATGTTCACCATGTCGGTTGTGGTGAGATTGTCATTCCACTTTATGGTCGAGGGGGTTGTTCTGGAAAGTCTGGCCCAACCGTCTGCCCTCGTCTGTAACCGTCTTCGCTGTTTCAGGAGCATGGGATTGACCGTCGGGTATGGGAGTGCTTCAGAGATCGCGCCGTACTGGAGCATGGCGCTCTCTAACCGTTTGTCAAAGGCGACCCCCGGTACTGCGTTAGCATTCGCGATGCCTTTCACGACTCTCTTAACATCACCCGCTAACACCTCGTCGGCCACCATGTTACCGATGGACTTTACACCATCTCTGGCAGCCTTTATGTCCTGGAGGTTCAACTCCAGCCGTTTCGCTTCTGCCTCTTCTTCTGTTGAAAGTCTATGACCCATATGTTTTCCTCTTTTCCTTCTGCAGATTTACTATGGACGATATTCCTGGGAATTCCGCAGGTACTCCATAAGTTGCCCCCACATCCAACGCGGGCATACCCTTGTACATCTCAAGTACGCTAGGATCAAACTGCATACCCTGTCCATAACCAAACAGCTTTGGAGCAGCCGGTTCAGCCCAATCAAAATTGGCTGACTTAGAGAGGTGTCTATAAAAAGCGTCATAGTCTGCTAGGGCCTGATCGAAATCATTGGTTGCTAAGGGCCCTGTGAACTGAGACTGAACAGGTTTTCTGGGAAACAGGCCCCACTTCTTGTCGCTCTCCCCCCAATAAGTACGGGGATTTTTGGTGTGTTCGACAGGGTGTGTCATTTAAGGGCCCCCGTAATGCCCATGATGATGTTTGCAAGATTACCCATTGTCTGTACCCCGCTAGGCTTAGAAACAGCTGTGCCTCCATAATCCCCAGAGATCATAGGCATGTACGCCGCCAATGATTGATACGGCTTCATCTGGGCATAGTTGTATCTCTGCATATCTGCGTTGATACGGGCCTGGTCCATAGCCCTTCTCTGAGCGCCTACATTGGCCGAAGCACCGTACATGGCAAGAGGCGCTCCCATCACATTGGGAAACTGTTGCATGGCCCCTAACCCTACCTGTTGTGCGCCCTGCTGACCTCCCAAGGCCATTTGTGCGGCACCCATTCTTCTGTTCTGAGCCTGACCATAAGCGTCCGCATACATTCTGGAGGCTGTGTCGATAAGCCTTTGACTTGCACCTTGTGCAGCCATTCCGGTCATCATATCCCCCCTAGAACTACCGCCGGGCTGGTACTGTACTTGCTGTCCCCTTATCTGCGCCAACATGCCTCCGGGGGCCGAAAGTTCGCCCATTATGTCACGACTCATTGCCCCTACCACCGGTCCAAGCTGAGATACATTTACGTCGCCCCTCAGTAAGGAGGATAGTTGGCCTGATGAGAAGGGGGTATACCCAGCGTATTGTTGCTGCGTAAGGCCCGTCTGCATGGCACCTTGGCCGTATCCCATCGCGCCCTGTAGTTGGTTTGCCGCGCCTGTCATCAATCCTTGAGCGACAGGGCCTCCAGCGTATTGAAGCATGGCGTTCTGTGCCGCTTCTTGGGCCGGTGTAAATCCAGCTACTGTACTGCCCGGATAATAGTCCGGCATACCCGCCCTTAACAGGTTCTGGGCAGCTTCAAACCCCTTCGTAAGGTAGGGTATCTGTTGTGCCCAGGGCTGAGATGTTTGTGAACTGTCTGTAAGTGCCATAATTATAATCCTCTGTTCCTAAAATTGGGCCAAATCAAGGCTCGACCTCCAACATTCCTGCGTAGGCATCGTCATTCTCGTCGTCGTCAATGGCCCCGGTATCTACTTCAACTGCGGGAGATGATCCGGCCCAGTCAAAAGTGGATTCCATATAATTCGCTACCGGGTCATCAGAGGCAGAGGCAAGCTGTGCCGCATCAAATGCGTTTTTACGAACCCAACCAGTAGTCTCGCTTGGAGTGTTCTTGTACCTTTGTTCCACATAGTTGGCTGGGGTGTAACTAGATGCAGCATTTGGTAGCGCTGTCTCTATCGCGTAGGGGCTCAACAAGCTGTTTACTACCTGGTCTATATCGTCGTACAACAGACCTTCTTTGTACTTACCAAGTCCTTGAAATGACTGCATGGGAATTGCATCCTCCCAGTCATAAATCTTTTCAGGATCATAGTATTCATCCTCAGGATAAAAGGCCGATGAATAGTCTATCTCGTCTGGTTCGTATCCGGCTGGATATGCGAATGGGCCCGTCGTAGTCTTTGATAGGGATCGTGTAAGGGCGGGTTTCACCGTGTCCTGTTTTTTAGTAGAGAAGAGGTTTTTGTTAAGAAACCTTGTCAGTTTTGCAACATTATTATTTGCTAAGAGTTCCCCAAACTGTTTACTCCAATCTGGAAGGTCTTTATAATCCGTGCCTCCCCACTGCTTACCACCAGCAGGAGTCACTTCTGTCATCACACCCTCTTTCATGCCATAACCAGTACCTTCAGCACCGACCCACATATCATCGGCATCGTACATTTCCGGGTGATGGATTCTACCAGCAGCTATATCGCTAGCCTTATCCGACCCCTCTATTACATCTTTAAGAGTATCGTCCTTGCCGCTATCATCATCATCGTCCCACAATCCTGCCAGGGGGTTTTTTCGCTCTACCCACGTCGGGAGTGTCTGTGGGGTGTACCCCTGTAAATTACGCCAATCCAGGGTTGGGAAGTCTGCTGCTGTATAGTAAGCCATTACCCTAACCTATTCCATGTGTTGTTGTAGTACGCATATATCCCTTCTCCGCCTGATCCTGGATTCCAATTTGTTCCATCAGCATATCTTACGTCACCGTCCCTAGACTTAACTGGTTCTACATTTGTTTCTTCTAACCTAAATGTATCTATATTAAATATAATATCCCCCAACCTGTTTAACTCGTTAAAAAGGTAATCAGGCAACTCTTCCGGGTTCATCGGGGCCGGATTAGGCGACCACCTATTTACAGACTTAAAATCTTTGGGACTATACGCCATTACATACTCCTGCTGCCGCGTCTTCCCCTTTGTTCAACCTCAAACTCCACTCCATGCAATCTCCAATCAAGATCACCAGTAGATTCAAACTTAACAGAAAAGAACTTTCCGCTAACCCTGCACGATACTTTTGACTGGGTGTTGGGATTAAAAGCTATTGCTGTTCCCCAATCAATCCCATCCTCGGTACTCATCTGAGAACCCACGTACGCATTTATAGTGTTGCCCGTACCAGACACTTCCATCTTGGGCCAGATAGCTCTAACATATTTTACAGTGGATGGGTCACCAAGATCATAGCCAGTTCTCTCTATTGAGGCTACCATATCATTTGTATCATTCTTATTCCCAGCGTCATCCCTGTATAGTTTTGGTTGCTCGACAAACCCGGCGGAACTGTATGCTGTGTAACCAGAACCATTTACCGATGAGGCTAACGTAACATCGGAATAAAGAGCGAATGTAGTATCTGTATACCCCGTTCGTTTAGCGTAATACACATTCCCGTTTAATTGAACCATCCCCACAACTTTCTCTATGGTAATCTTATCCCCATCAGCTAGCCCATGCGTTGTGGATGTTATAACAACCGGGTTAGCTTGGGTGGCCCCACTTATGGTGGCCTTTATTCCTGGTTCAGCAAACACAAGATTCTGTAAAACACCCTCGTAGTTCTTTGTGCCCCATGCGCCGCTCTGAGCATCCCACAGGGTATTTAATTGGTTTACCTTTATACTGTTATCATGGGCATACGGTGTTGCCGCCCTAGTTATATTTGTAAACTGAGTTCCTGTTACTCCAGTATACGTTATAACCTCATTTACATTTACCCCGGCCTGTCCCTGTAATAAAAGCGAACCAGTAGCAGTAAAAGATGGTGTTGCTGTGGTGGTGACAACAGTTAGGTTGCCGCCTGTTGCGGGTGAGGAGGTAGTCATGGACGCCTCATTCAATACAGCCTGCGCTCCCCATTTTGTACCTACAGTTATCTCAGCAATGCCTGAGTTTATGTGGGCTAAGTTTGGTATATCCCTAAGAGAAAGGGTGTTATCTTTCCAGTTCCAGATTAAAGCCCTATCACAAAACGTAGAAGACCCAGAAGGAAAGCAAGCCAGCATTTCGTTCTTGATGTAATCAGCAGCTACAAAACATTTGTAATACTCATCACCATTGATATTATCAAACATTTCCCTGCGAAGTCTTTTGGGAAGCAGTGGAGTTATCTGTTGCCCATTATTGATATAACAATCAGAATTTCCTATGAAAAAATGACCACCCTCAAACTCCTTCACAGAGTTCTTTGTAATTATTCCTATCGTCGGGGATAGAGTCTTAAATGAGAAAATATAGGGGGTTCCCACATAGTTCATTATGTAGGAGGAATCTTCCTTGTATATAATAAAAGAGTCGCCCAATGGACGTCCATCCAAAATATCACCCGCAGTTTCAGTGAGTTCGTACTCGCCAGCATCGAGTGTATTATCCTCTTCATTCCATGTATAAGGCGCATGAAAAGAGGCTGCCTCAGTAGACCACTTTACAAGTCTTGGGTACTCCACAGACGCTTTACTCCAGTTCAGACCCACGAGAAACGTGCGAAAAGCTGAAATAGATTTACAATAATATGTCGAGGTAGTGACATTCTCTGACTGCCAGTTCTGTATCTCCCTAAAAGGAACAGTGGTTTGTGGCACACCAGCACTATTCAGAGGCCACATCTGCGCTGGATCGTAACCGTTGGTGGCAACAAGTAACCCGCCGAGTTTGGTTACAGACCAGTTTTCATTTGCGGTAGCTTGGTAAGGATTATCCGCAGTTGCGGTAGTTCCTATTGGCGTGACGATTGCGCCGTCACTATGCGGGGCTGGGTCTGTCGCTCCCGTGTCACCGTCCACCCCCCTCGTACAGCCAGTTAGATCATTACTAGATTTACCGGTATAGGATATCTCTTCATAACTGTCAAGAAGGGGAGATAAAATGGCCTTGGACCCCAAAATAACTGACCCGCTTGTGGGGAAAGAGCTGGCATCCGTTAGTGTTATCGTGGTTACAGAGATATCTATTGCTCCGTTCAAATCATCAGTTGTCTGTCGAGTTAGATCAACCCAAGCACCCCCAGTATAAACAGCTATAGCCTCCAACCCGAATGCCAGCCAGTAATAATTAGTTCCGGCCTTATAGGGAACAATGTAATAGGGGGCAAACGGACAAGTAGCAAATACCTCTGCGTAACCGCCGCACTTCTTTACGCCACCATCTAAGAATCGAACATTGTTACCACCCGACCATGCGTTTGGGGGCAAGGCATAGGGAGGGGTATCCTTTATTATCCCTACCTGACCTAAATTATCTATAGGAACGAGAGGCATTACGATTTCATTATGTACGCAAGCGCGTAAAATAGAGGCATATTATTGTCAGTTACAGCCGTACCAGTAAACGTACTTCCAACGTGTGTATGAGTTGAACCACCGCCAGCCCCACCACCAGAAAATGAGTGCAAGCCGACATTATCACTGGTTGAGGCTAGACCAGTGGTCGCCCCACCAACTAATGTAGTACCCGTCACAAGGCTGGACGTATGGCTATGCACCGCCAGTTGAGCCGTTGAAAGACTGTGCGTTCCTACATTGCCCAATGTTCCAACAGGGGCTACGGTATTTGCACCATCATCATCACCTACATTCCTAGTGCCACCAGAATCAGCATCAGCGTGGATTATAAATCTGTCTGTTAGGTCGCGGGTGCCATTGTTACCGTCACACAAATACCAATCAGGGTTTAACGCTGCAACTTCTGCGATTGTTCCAGACCATAGTATGATTCCTCCACTAGGAACGCCCGTTCCGATTGTGTTCAAAGTGGTCTGTGTCGCTGTTACAATCCCCGTTATATTGGGAAAGGTATCCAGTATAACTTTTTTGATTAACCTTATATGGTCGTCGCCTTCTGAAATAGAATCAGAACCTGTGGGATTTTCTTTGACTAATCCGTCAATGTATGTTGCGCTTTCTAATGCCATAGTGTTATTCCTTTGGATGGGAGGCTTTTACTCTCTCCCTTATTTCTTGCAGGGCATTAGCGGAATCAGGACGATCCTCTACTAATTTCTCCCAGGCCGCCACAGTTAAATCCTCTAAACTTACTCCGGCTGCATTGTAGGCATCTCGACGGCGATCAACGTAGGTCTTAGCTGCTTCTCTATCTGCAATCGCTTGAGCCAACTCATCCGCCAGCCTGACCTCTTCCGCATTATACTCATCAACAAGATACTGATAAGGAGTAAAGTCTGATATAGCCTCGTTCCTGTCTCCCCACTCTATCTCCCCATGATCTGAATACCACTGGAGTGCGTGAAACACAGGGTCTACTGTATAACTAAACCAAAGTGGTTTATGGTCAACCATCACAAGGTTGTCAGAAGGTATAATTGTTACTCTTGCCATGTCTATTTATACTCCACATGATGTGGGTCAGCTACTGCATCTGGTGCAACAGGCCATCCCCAGTATGTTTTATCCACTGACTGGTTGTGGTCTTTTGTTTCTGGGCCGATAGTTTCATTCCCCTCTGCATCATAGGTAGATTCATACCGCACCTCTACAACTGCATGGTTCTGGAAGTTCCTTACTGCCTCTACACTGGCAAAGGCTTCAACACCTGCTTCAAGTGCATTCCCGTGTTGTCGTACCTCGTTGCGCCAAGTTTTCCACTCGTCTGTCAGGGGAGTGCCACCATCCATTTCTCTGATTACTCTCCAATCACTATGCTTGAGTAACAGACCAACATTTGCTTTTACCCTTATCAGGAGTTCCTTTTTTAGAACGTCTGCATCCCTTTCTGTTTCCTCATAACTAATTACCCACTCATCGTTTACCAAGGTGTAGTTTGTCGCACCCGTGTTGTAGTATCTCGAATCTGGAACCACCATAGAAGCTGGTCGTATACCTAACTCAGCCAATTCAGGCTTGCCCCACTTACGAAATATCTGACGAGGATACGTTACGCCATTATGAGTTATTTCTCTAGGTGTTTTGATTACACCATGTATTTCTGAGTACCACATAAATTATTACCTTGCGTTTGATGTCTTAAATGGTGAGGAAGCGAATGCTAAATAGATATATGTTTCAGCAACATTCGGATCGGTAGTATCTCTGTTTTTGAATCCGTTAGAAACTATGTCAATGAATTCTGTTGATGTATCCTCTACTGCACTATCATTTGCTTCAAGTTCATAATTATCAACGTTATATCCTACTCTCTTTTCGTCAAACATTTGCCAGTCGCTAGTGCTGTCTATAGATTTAGTTATGACGAATGCTGGCCTAAATCCAGTATAAATAAATGCACCATCTAGACTCCCATTCCCTTCGTAGCTACCTATCTTTGAGTAACCTTCTACTGAATGAAAACAGTAGGCAACAACATCCTCTCCGCCTACCGCATTAGAACCTTCTGCTCCCAGAGTAAATACAGTTGCCGAGGGTGGTGTATCATTCCATGCATCCGCCGCCGAATCGGCTCTTGCACTAGTATTGTTAAGTTCCATATAATAATCTTCTGGTGCTGTTGCATCCATTCCGCTACTGTATACATTCCAAGAATACGCTGCGGTATACAACTTCAGAAACATCATATCTGGGGCTTGACTCAATCCATGCCCAACTGTTGCTCCAGTGGTATTATTATTTTCAAACGTAACAATCGAAAATCCGGCAGTAGTATTTGCACTTACTTCTGATTCTATGCTTCCAGCAGAATTAGTTACACTAGGAGCACCACCAGCTTTCCAGTTCCATGACACATAAGTTACACTTGTGTCATTATATCTAGAGTTATTGGTAGTACCTGCTACTGTGGTGTACCCATCACTATCAAACGAAGTTAGATAACCAGCTATATGGTCTGTATCTTGAATAGAGTTTTCGTCTGGGCGAATGGTTTTATTTGAGCCTCTTACAGAATCTTCAACAAGATGGTTAAAGACTATGCTTCTTGACTTACTCCAAACAAAATCTGGCTGAAATCCAACACCAGTAATCGCTCTACCTGCAGATACATCAGTACCAGTATAAAGAACCGTATTAAAATGATCTGTAGGTAATGCTATTTCTGGGTCTGGAAGATTCGATGTGCATACGGCAAGAAACCCGGTAGGTGGAGCGTAATAGAAATCGCCTATCGCGTTCGCGTCCTGATTGCCTTGTGCTGTTTTTTCCCCGGCGAATGAACTGTCCTGACCATAGTTAGCTGCCATAGTCATATTGTACCCAGAAGATATATTAGTTACTCCAATAACGTAACCAGCGGAAGACGCTATTATAGTTTTCACGCCTTGTGCTACATTGTTGCGATAAAAATTTACCTCGTTATCGTCTAAGTTTATAGCTATAGCAATAATATCCCCGTTAGAAAAGGCATCCCCGTAGGCAGAATTACCTCCATTTATATGAAATAATCCACTCTGACCTGCGTATCCAAAGTCCCTGCTACCTGTCAAGTTACCGAAATTATTTGCTCGATCTTGTGTTGCGTTTAGATCGCTGGTTGCCCCAACACCTTGTCTTTGCTGACTATCCAGCACTAAAAATTCAGCATACCATTTTCCAGTTGCGCCCGTTGCCATTGTTCCAAAAATATTGCTTAGTGCATCTACTCCCGTAACTACTTTTAGATTACCTTCAGACATTGTGTAGGGATCAGGCCAACCCACATATGTCACAAGTGGATTCCAAGTACAGAAGTTATTAGTCGGCGTATCAAGCATCTGGTCTGTTGCTGATAATCCTGAAGTGGTGAAATCATTCCCATTACCAGACGAGTCATCTCCTAGCGACGCTGAGTCTTGGAACTTGAAGTAGAATCCATTCGTTCCATAAGCACCTGTATACTTAGTAGGAACCCACTGGTTTGTATCTGAGTTTGTTTCCCCAAAGGATGAGGGCGTTAGTTGCAAAGCATTTATGTAATGAAATTCCGCTAGATACCCATCGTAAAAGTTACTAGGATCAGGTGTCCCAGAAACATTGTACTCCGAACAACCTATATAATGGGGTACAGTATTCCCAATCTGCCAATCTGTATTTATGGACGGGTAGTTTTCGGTGGCGAGATCAGTTACTTGAACACCATTTACATACATCTTGCATCTATTAGTATCCGTAGCTTGAGTGGTGTCTACCGCATAAACTATATGATACCAAGCAGTGGGATCACGATAGTTAGCAGATGATACAAGAACATTATCAGCAGGTGAAGAGCCTGCATTGTATAAAGCTAATGTCTCAGAGGCCAACCTCAACAAAAGGCGATCAGAACCAGTCCTCGCTTGTAGAAATGAGTAAGTGGAACCCGTCAGATCGCTCCTCTTTGCCCAAAAACTTACTGTCCAAGTTTTTCTATTGCCAGCAGAGCCGGGAGTTCTAAGCATATAGGGCGAATCACCCACAGCAAACCGACAAGAGTAGTCAATCGTATAATCCGCTGCTGCGCTAGGAATAGCTGAACTAGGAAAGATTGCCATTAGGCATATATCGCAGAGTTGGTCAGCCAGACATCAGTACCATCGCTGAAAAGGTTTGCATCGCCCTTGGAATTAGCATGGAGAGACATGGTTTCACCACCTGAGTTTATCAGCTTGATGAATCCGCTCTGCCCATTAGCTATATTAGTAAACGTGATGGTAACCGATGCTGCCGGAGTCGTTATAAAGTTCTGGCCTAAGTTCATATCATAGGAGCCGTCATTGTCTGTAACCGATGTGGCTCTCTGTGAACCTGTCCAAGATTGGTCAGCATCTGTCTTGGCTGTGTCTGCATCGTAGGCTTGTACGTCTGAACCTATAGCTACACCCAAGTTAGTACGTGCGCCAGAGGCTGTCCCAGAGCCAGTTCCACCGTCTGCTATGGCAACATCTGTGCCGTTCCATACACCAGCCGTAACCGTTCCAACCGTTACAATAGATGAACTACCAGCGGCTGGGGCAGCGGCTATATCCGATAACACTTCAGATGCGCTTCTGCCCTCTACTGAGGTAGTAGCTATCCTCAGAAAATCGTCATCAACAACACTGGCAGCAAATTGCGCTACATCGTATTGTGATATCCCCTGAGAAACAGATAGTTCGGTGCTTTGTATTTCCAGACCCCCATTAGATACCAAGTCCGTACTAAACGCAGTTCCGGTTAAATCTAAACCATCCCCAGCAGTATAGGTTGTATTGGTGTCTGGCGGAACTTGCCATGAACTTGAGTTATCACCGTCTACTCTTAGGAACTTTGTTGTCCCCGTTTCACTAGTAGACATTACGGCAGTTCCTTCATAACCCCCATCCAACAGGTTCATTTCCGACTCATCCGTAGTGATAGCGGTCGTTCCAGCTAGACCGCTAAACTGAGTCTGTAGCACAGTCTTTATCATCTTTAGATGATCGTCGCCCTGCCCAACAGGATCACTAGCTGCTGGGTTAGTATCAACTAACTCACTAATGTATGTGGCTGATTCTAAAGCCATAATAACCTCCTATTAAGCGGAAGCAGCTGTCAGTGTTACCGTAATCTCTAGCGTATCCCCAGAGATAACTGCCCTCGATGAGCCAAAATCCACCACTCCGTAGAGTATTCCAGAGGTTCCCCCCTTTGTGGTACTATTAGCCAAAAACGCACCAAATATAGAGGTGGTTCCGTTTATCGAGAAGGTTGCCTTACTCGCAGAGTTATCTACACTCCCCGAAGATGGGGTTCCTAGCACTATTGTTTGCCTCACACTTTCTGAATACGTGGTATTCTCCGCCCAAGAACTGTGGGATGACATTGTATCCGCAGCCAATGCTGTGCCTGTGCTTTTTAGCCCAACGCCCCATGTCGCTGTATAAGATGACCCCTTAAAAAACTCAGTTAGTAAAGCGTTCAGGCCAACGGTAACGATTAAGTTGTCGTTTAGTTCACGCCATTTTTCCCTGCCATCAGAACCCTTGCATACAACTTCCCAAATATTCTTCAGACGTAGATCAACTGTTTTGTCTTCTTTCATTTTCAGACCTCCGTCTGCTGTCATTGCGTTTGTTAAATTAATCAATTTGGATAATCCACCTTTGTCCACGTTGTTGTTATTTCATCCTCATCATTCCACAAAAATGAGGTACTTCCAGTCATTCCCACTACCACCGGATATATAGGCTCGTCTGTAAATTCTGTGATCGGACGAAATGTAGAAGTATCTTGCATAGCAAATGTTATACTCTCTACAGCATCCAATCTATTTGTTACCGGAGAAGTTAAATCTGACCCAAATATAGCACTTTCAGCCAATGTATGATTGTGTCCAACAGCTTGCGCTGCCGTTAATGCCATTGTAATAGCTTCTGGCTTTGTTGGCACTACAACAAGTGTCTCGCCTACATTAGCCCCAAAGACTACAGTAAACCCAATCGGCCCCAACTCATGTGCTGCGGTTCCTCCAAAGGCTTGTGCAAAAGTAACCGAATTACCCTTAGCAGCAGTATTCCAGTTTATCCCTATGTTACTCCATAGGATCGGAGAGGTGGCTTCAGCCCATGTAATGGGGGCTGTCAATAGTAACCACTCGTATTCATCACTCTAAGAGCAGAGCCGGAATGTCTGTCCTTATTGTCTTGTTCTTGAAGGTCGGATACTGCCCGATCCAGAGCCTGCGACCATAGAGGAACCCTAGTATCGTTCATTATGAACGGCTCGGCTTCTAGCATACTCGCATACAAGTAAACATCGGGGGCATAAGTAAGCAACCAGTTTCTAACACTGGATGTACTGAGGTTTGTGAACCTCTTATAAAACAGCATCTCCAAAGTCATAACACTAGCAGGAATTGGACCTAAAGATATTTCATCAGCTAAAATAGTATAGAACTTAGGAGTTCCATTAGAGCTACCGCCCCAAAGCCTATCGTATATTTCTGGGGTAACATAAGATAGCGTAGTTATAGGACTTGTGTTGATTTGGAAATTACGCATCTGTATGTAATCTGCTGGCAGGGCATAGTTCCTCTGCGCCGCAACTGTAGATGCGGTTTGTTTCGTCTCCATAGAACGTAGACGCAAGACTCTATTGAACCTTGCCTCTGCCAAAGATATAAACTCGGGTATCCTATCGGTCAGATCATCCCTGTCTAACCAGTTAGCTACAGCCGTTTGTAACTCGGCGTAAGTGCTTATAGCCATTATCTAGTCAGTTCAGTAATATAACAAGTCGCTGTGCCTGATCCAGTAATCGCTGAACCCATATTTCCCCCTTCCACACGGAAAAGGTAGGGTGTACCAGCCGCGATATAGGTCGAGGATGTTGTGGCAGGGCGATCTGGATCAAAGGCAACGAAACAAGCAGCAGTTGCAGTTACCATAACTGTCTGTGTTTGCGCCCCAAACGCAGACGTTGCCGTTGCACCGCTGGCGTCAGTTACAGTTAATGTATGGGTCGTTCGGGGTCTAAAAACATTGCTAATGTCAATCATATCTTTTACCTTATAGGTTGGTTGGGGCTACTTTGAAATACTTGTAATCGGGGTCATTAAGATAAGCAGCCAAAAGTTTGGTGTCCTTTGCAACAGCCCCATTGGAGTCCTGCATCCACTTCTCCCATACCGTAATGGGAATGGAGGCGGTATGATGCCATTCTCCCCTCTTGCCAAGAGACAGTTTATCTCCATAGGCGTTATACTTCGCCTTATTCTCGTTAAGAATTTGTTCGGCGTTCTGTGTAGTTTTGAAATTAAACGAATCATCCGTTGAATCAAACTGTATTTCAGTGCGGCGGACAGAATCGTTATCAAGAATATGCTTAGACATAACCCATGTTCCCCACTTTAGGCGCACCATCGGCAGGATCAGCGTCTATATAAGCCTTCCTTAACCAACCAGCGGCATCCGTCGGGTCTTTCGATTTCGAGGCTTTAGGGGGAGCTTTCTTCCCCTTTATTACCATCTTATTAACAGCAGTTTCGATGTCTTTGTCTTTCATAAAAAGTTAGGGGCGAGTTTCCCCGCCCCTTCCTCGTTTAACTTACTGATGCAAGAATACCGCTCGCTTTTTCGTTTTTAGAAACCAAACCGTACTCACCCAGAAGCATCTGCTTCGTGGAGTCGCCTGTCTTTGCCATATTGACAGTCTGGAAAGGCCGGAGCCATGCAACGCCCCAGTAGTCCATATCTAAAAAGAAAACATTAGCAGCAACTGAGCCGGGTCCATCCGCGGCTAGATTCCTATCTGGGATTATTTTGAAAGTCCCAAAATCGGAAACATAGACATCCACAGCTGCAATAGCTGTTGCTTGGCCCTTACCAGAGACGTTGTTGCGAGGCGGAATACCTAGCGATACC